TAAATGAACAATAACACAACCATAAAATGGTATATTTTCGTATTTACTACCTTTTAACATTTTTATTAGTAATTTACCATATAATGGTAATTGTGTATTGTAGTGCCCTAATGCGGTATTTGGTAAAAACTTAAACGGTTCTCTCATTGGTTTTGTATAATCGTTACTTTCCATGTTTTTCTTTTTGTTTGTTTTCCAATCAGTAATTACAATGCCAAATCCGGTCCTTTGTTTATTAAACATTAACCAAACTTTATCTGGTTGCCCTGTATAACCAAGTTCCGGGTCCCCTAAAACAATCTCGGTATCTAATAACACAGCACCTCTTTCCTCCATCAATTTCAAAAATCTATATCCGGCTTTAATCATACGATCACCTTTCATAATCATTTCCATATCACACTCATAGATTGGTTGTCTTACCTCTTTTTTTATTCCGTGTCTTTTTATTGTTTCAATCTCCAATTCGTAGTGAACTCTACTACCCATATTTGTTGATATTTTACCAGCTTCTTCCCATTCAGCAAGTAAGGTTTGCATAACATAAGGGTCGCCTTTTGCTACGTTTCTTGCTGCTTCTTCTGTTGGGAACTCGTCATAAAATAGTTTCATTACTTTTGATACTGATGGGAAATCATCTCTGATTTTTCCATCAACATCTTTCATGGTGTATCTATGTTTTTCTTCTTCAAAAGTTAAATCTAACTCTTTTTGTCTTTTTGATAAGATATCTCGTATTTCTTTTGCAACTTCTTTTAAATTCATTCTTTTTCTTGTATCATGTATTCGTTTATTTGACCTCTAAGGTCACAAACGTCTTTATCTTTTGGTAGTTTCATAAGTTTTATTCTACCGTATAAGGTACCTCCATTAAGTTTGTCGTATATGTTTTTTGCGTCGGTGAAAGCGTCTCCATCAAGACAAACAATAATGTCTTTCTTTGCCTTTTCGTATAATTTTTCCCATAAGTTATCATTCACGTACTTTCCAAGTAACGCAATTGAATTGTCTAAAAAGAATGAATCAAAAACACCTTCAACTAAATAAATGTCTTTTTTCCAATCAATCAAACTCTCATTAAAAATAAGAAAGTCCTTAGCCGCTTCAGGATTTTTGTATTTTAGTTTTGCTCTTGGGTTCCATGATCTTGAGACAAAAAAGTTTAATTCGCCTTTTTTATTAAATGATGGGACAATAATTCGACCAGCGTATTCACCTTCAATACAAATACCAATTTTATACTTATCTATTGTTTCTTGTGTTATACCTCTTTTTTTAAGGTAGTTCCAAGCTTCTTTTCTTGGTAAATGTAAAGGATGTATTTCTTCAAACCTTTTATATTCTTTTGGTAGTTCAAGTTTTTTATATTCTTTTTGTTTTTTTTCTAACTTATCGGGTCTTATGAGATTATATGTTTTTTTATCTTTTTTTGATCCAAATTGCTCAATTAACCTACCTAAATGTCCGTGAGTGTCGTGTGTTTCAGAACAGCTCCAACATTTATAAATGTGATTAAAATAATTTATTTCTAAATTTCCCTTACCATCGGTTTTTGATAAACCTTTTATCTCATAGGAACAAACGGGACAGTCAACGGATATTTGACCACTATATTCATTTACGTTTTTAGGTTCACCAAAAATATTCTCAATAAGGTCAACTAATAGTGACTCTTCTTTCATACATAAAAGATAAGAAATAAGGAGGAATAGTCAAACAACAAAAAACCCACCTTTTTGGGGTGGGCTAGTATTATTTCTCTTGGTAACTAAAGGACTTATCAAAATATCCTTTTCCCATTACTTGGTCTACTGCGTTAGACCAATCATCTTGTAACCAAAAATCTTCTAATTTTCTTGTCTTACCAAGAAACAATTTATCAGTATCTTTTATTATGCTCTCAATATAAACATCTTGATTTTCTAACCATTTAAAAAATTTAGTCACATTTGAAACCGCATTTGTAGCATCACCTATTTTAAATTTATCTTCTGTCTGAGCAGTATTTCTATTTTTAAAAACATTTTTTTTATTTTCAACTTTAAACCATATTTGTGTTCCATCATTCATTGGTTTTAAAATAAATTGATCAGTACCTAAAATTGAATTTATTTTTGGTTGGACAATTTTTATAAATTCTGCTAAAATTTCATTATATAAGTCAGTTAATTGTGGTAAACCTGCAATAGGGTTAATTTTTTGTTCATTTATAACTCTTCTTACGATTCTTGCAAGATCTGATTCTGTAAGTCTTATAATTCTTTTCATTTTTTTAAAATTATCTATAGTATTTTATTGTATAATATTAGTTTTTTGCGGTTGGTTGTGGTGTTTTTTTAATAATAAAAAATTATGAAAAATTATCAATTAAAGCTTCTGCTGCTGGTTTTAAATTAGCATTAATGTCATAATTAGAAATTTTATCTTTTTGATCCCTAGTTTCATTTTCTTTTTTTATGAGATCGTTTAACAATGTCATCAATGTATCTATTTTATCTTTTTTTAATTCAGGTTTAATCTTTAATTCTTCAGCATATTGTTTTGAGACTTGATTTGTATGTGTATCTCCTAGACCGATATTTTTAAACATTGTGGTTATTTCTAATGTAGCGCCCTTACCAGAACCTGATGTTTGATTTATATTAAACGAATTTTGTTCATTTAAATAAAATCTACTTGTTGATTTTCTATGCATTTCAAGAATTCTATTCTTCTCTTGTTCTGTAATTTCTGATAGTATATTTTTCATAATGTTAATTATTTTTTATTATTTACATATAAATATATCAATAATAAAAAAAAACTTACATTACCAAATTTTTTCTTGTTTCATATAACCTAAAACACAAGTATATGAATCTGCCATATCAAAACATTCTTTTTTAAGTGTATTATTTTTTGTATACAACCAAGTAATTTGTGGTTCTTTATCTGAAACTTTTTTCCAAATTAATTCTTTTTTATCAATGTCTTTTGGTAGTCCTCCAAATAAAACGTGTTTTCCTTTATCGTTTTGTTGCACAAAGTCTGGCCATGCAAATTTTCTTGAATTATATGTCGAAATAAATGAAGGTACAATATCTAAAATATCATATATTGATTTTGTAATCATTGAATTGTACCTTAATAAAGTACCTACTGTCCATATGTTATTTGAATTAAGTAATGGCTCTTCAATTATTACTTTTGTTATTCCTAAATTTCTATATCCCTCTAACTTTTCTTCAAAAGCCCTCACTTTTAAAATAAGTTCTTCAATTTTATCTTCTGGTTTTGGTTTTATAACAGGTGAAAAATGTGTTAGTTCTAAAAGTTCTTGAGTTCTAATGTCAAATAAACTCCATCCAATTGTTTTGGTTGAAATATCTAAACCCAACACTTTAGGTGAGTTTTTAAGATCTGTTTTGTTCATAAAATTTAAAAATCTAATTTAATCGGATACTGTTGTATACCTTGTCTTTTTTGAGGTGACTGTATCTTAGAAATAACCATAAGTTCTTTATCTGCATTGTAAAGTCCAACTTCAGTGATGTATGGAGGAACCGTATTATTCCACGTTGGGTTTGCCGAATCAAAAAATTGTGTTTGACCCAAATTAACCAAGAAATTCATTACATAAATTGTTGCTTGGATATCTGTTTGAATATTTCCAAAAAAGAAATAATCACTACCAAAGTTAAATGTTTGACCGGTCTGATTTAAAACAGGTAAACTTATATAATCATTTAAATTATAGATAGGTGCATTATCATATAAATCTTTTGTTATTTGATATGTAACACCAGTTAAACTGTCCATTGTTAAATAACCGTTTAATGTTGTTGCTGAAATCTGACTAAACATGTCAATTTCTCTCCATTGGGTAACGGATGGTCTTGTTGTACCACTTGGTACTTTTTGAGCTAATAATTTAAAATTATTTGCCGTAAACCCTGATGGTGTTGTTGTTATGTTTGACACTAAAAACGGAAACTCATTACCAAATCTTACAATTATATCTGAGGCTCCCGGTAATAAACTTTGATCGTTTCCTGAAATTCTTGAGTAATAATTACAATGAAGTGAATTTGTAAAACCAGTACTATCTAATCTATAAGTTAAAAATAAACTTTCACTGTCACCACTTAAAAGTCCTTGTACACCACCTAAAATACCACTAAAAGTGTTTGGTGTTACTAACCCTACTTTTGGTGCTGGTAATGTCCAACTTCTATTTGATTTACTATTAAGTGTTGCAACAATTTCATCATCATCAAAAACAATTAATTTCATGTCAGGAAACACCTTACCGACTCTATTTGGGTACCCGTTTGTATTTGCGTGTGTGTCCCAAAGGTGATAATATCTTAAACCTGGCGTGTTAAATTGGATGTCTTTTTTACTTTTAATATAATGAACCTCAAAAAGATTTAACGATGTAAAACCTGATGGATCGGTGTAAAAATCCTCACCAATTGTACCATTTGGGTTTTTATGCCACATTAACCAAGGTATACTAAGTTTGAAATTCCTTGCTTGTCCTGTGTTACCAGGATTGTTTGGGTTATAGTCTTGCATTGCAAACTTTTCTCCATAATAGTTATCTATTGCTTGATTTGTGTAGTGTACTATCGCAATTGCTTTTTGGTCTGATGGTTTAACTGTTATTTCTTCTGAAAAACTATTATAGTAATAAACTCTATCAGTATCTTTTTGCCCATCATCTGATTTATACCCTAAATATTCTTTTGTACCCGTATATCCTGTAGATGGGTAATAATTAAAGTCCTGATAAATTGTATTTAATGTTCCTGCCGGCGATTCAGTCCAAGGACTATTCATATTCCAAACCTTTACATCTGTTTGTGAAATATCACAATTTGATTCAAAGTTAAATGCATCTATATTCCAATAAGGTTGTGGTGTTATTGAATCATAAAGTACAGTCATTCCTGATGGATAAAACATAACACTACTTGAACCTGTATAACCTAATGTTGTGAAATTAGGTAAGTTTCTATCGACTTCTATTGTTATGGTTGTTGCTGTTGATGAATCGCCTGTTACTGAAACAACAACATATGTGTATATTGGTGCAGCACCACTCAAAGGTGTTATTGAGTTACTACTAAAAATTGTTAATATCATTCCAGGACTTACTGTTCCTGAAACACTTGGATTTATACTTATTCCTGATAATGTGAATGTTGTTCCTGATGTAAGACTTGTATTGTCCACATAAAAATTCGGGTTGATTGTGTATGCCGATGTTGTTAGTAGAGTAAATCCTGAAACACTATCTCCACTAAAAAATCCTCTTGGCGCAGCACTATTAAAAACATTATCAATATAAGAAGCATCAAATGGTATACCGTATGTTGCACCAGATGTTGAATCTAAAAACAATGGATATTTTATATGCATCCTATTTTTTTCAGGTGCCGGTGCTAAATTTTGACCATTATCCTGTGGCATCAAAACATTTAAATCTGTTAAGTTAAGTCCATTTACACAATCATAACAAACTTCACTATCACCCACTTGAAAATAAGAAATATCAAATCTGCCTTGTGATATTTTTTTTCTTGCTGCATCAGTAAGTTTAGTGTTTATTAAAGCTGCGGTATTTTTAATTATGTAAGACATATAGTATAAATATAATTATTGGTATTTTATGAATCTGCACTTATTCCTGTTTTATAAAATTCATAAGTCAAAGGTTGTATTGCACTATTTAAATACGAACAACTTGATGGTGTTAAATTTTGATTGGTTATGCCAATTACATTTTTAATACCGGCATTTAAGCCACACCTATGTTTTTCATAACTTACCGTTGGTGTATTTAACTCTTGAATAAGAGTGCCAATAATATTTCCAGAACCTGTTATAGTTCCTTGGTAATTTTGGGTGTATGCACTTGTATTGATATTAGTATTTCTACATGGTAATGGTTTTGCGGTACTATTAGTAATTGGTGTACTAGTACTACTTGGTCCTGTCATAGTTGCGGTACCATTTGTTGAAAATGTTAAAGAACTTATTTGTGTGGTTTGTATTGTTGGTGAATATATTGTAGTGGTATTTCCAGTAATTAAAATATTAATAGGTAAAACAAATGATAGTGTTTTTGTTGCCGGTAATTGCGGTGTTACCTCAATTTTAAATGTGTAAGTTCTTGTTTCTGTTGTATTTACAGTGTTTGTTGTTTGTGATATTGGTGTTAAATTAATCGTATAATTTTGAAATGTTTCTTGCGGTGTCAATACAGTAGATTCCGATAATATAGTATTATTAAAGTCTTTCACATATAGTGTATATGTTCCTGCAATTAAATTTGTAAATGTGTTACTAATTTGATAGATTGTTCCGTCTAAGGAATAAGTGTATGGTGGAGTACCTCCTATTGGAAATGCTACAATACTACCGTCGTTTGTTGTTGAACATGTTGGTGAATTGTTTGAGATCCTCATACTTAATGGTGGTGGTGGACAATCACCTTCTATAATTGTTAATGTTTTAAAATATGTACCTAAAATTGTCCATGAACCAACTGGGGGTGCTGTTGGGCTATTAAATACGGGAACTCCGCTTTGGGTCCAACCTGATATTTCCCATCTTGTTGTGCCTGTGTTATAATAAATTACTTGATTTGATGGTGACGCACTCCACGACGGATAACCATTTATTGTGTTTCCTGAATTTGCCTCAATTGAAACAAAAGTTTTACCGTCACCATATGTTATACATAATTTTGATGGGTAAACTATTGGTGGTGTTGGTGGATCACATTCTTCACACCCATTATATGGACCTGATTCTACTTGTGCAAAATTATTAATATATGTTTGTGTGTTATATAATGTTATTCCACTACTTATCCAACAACCAGCCTGTGTAGTTAATTCATAAATTTTACCAACTTCAAATGTTGATGGTAAATCGGCCAAATAATAAACTTTTGATGAGTCTTTACAGTTTTCAAATTCTTCTAAATAAAACGATTCAAAACCGACCACACAAGTTGTAGTTGCAGTAAAATCACCATAATAATCAACAACAGTTGCGGTGTATTCACCAGGTAATAAGTTTGAGAGGAATGTTCCTTGTTGTCCATTGTCCCATGTTACCGTATATGGTGGTGTACCTCCTGTGATGTATAATGCAACAAAACCATTAGTTGATTCTGGTGTTGATGCATCAATACTATCACAATCTAAACCCATAGGTAAGATTGTTATTATATTGCAACTATTTCCACTTAATAAACCCATCAAATATCATCTTTATTTATTATCGTTCTTGTTCCTCCACTGAATAATAATATTTCATTTTCATTTAAAGGGTAGTAATATGTTATTTTTAATTCATCAATTTTATCAAAACACTCTTCTTGCGTATTTCCTTCAAAAATTTGATGGGGTGTAACAGTAATATCATTAGTTTCAAACAAATGTACTACGTTTATGTTGTTATAAATTAATCTCCAAATCATATCTAATATGTTATTGTCCAATTATATGGCGAACCAGTTAAAAATGAAATGGCCGCAAGACCATTATAGCCACCGCTTGATGAATCAGGATTCGCATTTGTACCACCAATATTTAATCTAACGTCTGACCAACCCGTTGGGTTATATGTGGCGTTTCCACTAAAATCAACAAGTATGTGATTAACATCATCTGCCGACATGTTGTTATTATATAATTCTATTCTAGGCGTACTAAACCCAGACACTAATGTTGCACCAGAAAGTTTTGTAAAGTCCACGTAATCTAAATTACAACCAAACAAACTAAAACAACAACTAAATGGATTATCACCCGTATTTTTAAAAAAATTGGTACTTATTGGAAAAATAACATTAGTAAGATTAGGGTTATTAAAACAAGTAAAAATTGAGTATGCAACACCTGAGCTTGACGCACCAAGATTGGTAAAGGTGGACATATTTAAAGTTCCGGTTATATTACTATTATGTATTCTATATTCATTTACGTATTGATTTGAAGTAGGGTTGGTGACCGCACTTAATGTCGCATTATTACTAATATCCACAGCCCCCGCAAGATTACTTAAAGATGACAAATCAAGTGTTTTTATTTTTGAATTTGCAGATATAAGAATATTGGTAGTTACCTCATCTGAATAAGGTAACGTAATACCCGTTAATTCATTATTGTTAGTCATTTGTAAAAAACTTAATTTTTTAAATTTTGTTAAATCTATATTACCATAAAAAATATTATTAAGGACAACATTTGTGGTTATTATTTTTAAAGTATTTGTCTTAAACTCAATATTTCTTATGTTAGTGTCACTTGTAAATCCTGTATATGTGTTTAATGTTAGTCTAATGAGCTTTGTTTCTGAACCATTAAAAACTTTCCATAAACCGTTTCTACCACCACTAACTATACTAGCGCTTGGAGATGAGGTTGCACCACTTTTTTGAAAAACTACTGTTTCAACTGAATTACTAGAATAAAATTGTTGTCTGCTCATTTTTAACTAAAATCATTTGCGACTGTCCAATACATGACAGAACCGTTATAGGTAAAAGTTGCGATATCTATTGCATTTGCATTTGATGTTAGCAACAAAAATCCTAAATTATTATTTGCTACTCTATGTGTTCCAGCACCTCCATTGACGGTACCTAATGATATTACTCTACTTCCAACACCGTCTTGTTTTAATATTATGGTACCATAATCACCATTTCTTACATTTGTAAGGTTTAAAGTTGTTGTTATTGCAGTTAATGTTGCTTCGTAATTTGTACTAACACCTGAAACATTCCAAACTATTGGTGATGTTGTCGACCCTATGTCGTTAAATGGATTTATTGACGAACCTCCGGTAATACCTGTAACCGATATTGTATAATTTCCATCGTTATTTGTTAAACCTATATTTGTACCAGCAGTTAACCCACTAACAGGTAAATTCTGATAAGTTGTTGCAGATATTGTATTAGCAGATAATCCATTTGTAAATGATGTTGCTCCTGTTATGGTACCTCCCGAAAAAGTTGAGGATGGTAATGTTTGCCAATTTGCGTCTCCGTTTGAAGTCATACATGTTAATACTTTACCGATACCTTCAGTTCCATCGGTTAATTTTAATGAATAATTGGTACCCGCACCAACGGCGTTGAATTCTCCTCCATACGCAATAGTCCCAATATCACTTGTTGCCGTACCATAAACCCCAACACTTGGTTGTCCAAAAAATGCACTTCCATAAACACCAGTATTTTTACCTAAACCTACACCATAAGATTGACCATAAACCCCTTGAGATCCATTTGACTGCGTAAAGCCACCAATGGTACTTTCAGTAGATGAATGAACATATAATCTAAGGGTACTTATAGGTGTAGTATTTATTGATACATATGTTCCATCATCTATTATTTGACTATCAACTAATATTGTTGATCCCGATGAAAATTTAGATAGATAGTTATGTGTTCCTGAAATTGGTAAATTCTGATAAGTTGTTGCTGATATTGTATTTGCTGTTAATCCATTTGTAAATGATGTTGACCCACTTACAGTTCCTCCGGAAAAAGTTCCACCTCCACTTGTTATACCGGTAACAGATATAGTAAAATTACCATTTGTTCCACTAATACTAATATTACTTCCTTCAGTTAAACCACTAACTGGTAAATTCTGATATGTTGTTGCCGATATTGTATTTGCACTTAATCCATTTGTAAAGACACTAGCACCATTAACGGTACCACCACTAAATGAGATTCCGGCAAATATACTACCCAACTGTTGTAATTCTGCCTTATAAGAAGACCCCGCCGGATTTTGTGATGGATCTCCTGTATACACAATATGTATTAAAGTTGTTGGGGTTATTGCCGTTGATTGGGCTAATGTTTTGTCTGTTAATCTTGCCATTTTTTTATTTTTTATTCTTTATTTATTCAAATTCATATTCACCACCATCCATAAATTCAAAATATTCTCCGTCTTGGAATTGTTTTGCAGATGCTGCGGATGTCTCACAATAAATACAACCGTTACTGTCTTCTAACTTTACTACATAATTAGGGTATGTCTCAAAAGCGGTTGGTAAGTTAAATGAGTAAGGTAAGGAGCTAGCCGAAAAAGTGTCAATGTATTCACATGTACCACCAAAACATTGGTCGCAAACATAAAGATTAAAGGGACTTGACCCTGATGTTATTGAATTTATAGTTATTTGTATTGCCATTATTTATAAATATTAATTTTATGTACAATTTCCATTTACTGTACAATATTCTGTAATTTTTCCTTGTGAATCGACAGCATATATTTTATTTAAGTATTTTATGTAATCAACATAAAGTGGTATTGTTAAATTAGAGTCTTCATAAACATAAACTCCTGTTTGTAGTGTTGTACTTGCAGATGAGGTATACCAACTATAATCACCACCAAAGTCAGTTAATTCACAAACAGGACAAGCTAATGAATATTCCGCTTTACCTCTCCACTGAACATAAGGTAATAATATTGGTGTTGGTGCTAAACAATCTATACAATCATTATAAACTGTTTGTGTTGTTGCCGTAAACATATCGATATTTGCAATAATAAATCCAACAGGTGGTATGTAGTTTATAAAGTTTCCAATATATGTGTAACATTGACCTGAAGTGTTCTTCAATATATCTTCTGTAACAATATTTGTAGGAGGATATGCCGTTTGTACAACCATAGAGTTAGTTGTGCATGAAGTAAATATAAATGTTGTTCCTGGAGGGTAAGTAATAGGTGTTGGTATAATTTCAGTACTACTTATTGATGCTGTAAATGCCGAACAAGGATCGACAATAGGTACAACACATTCACCACAACCACCACTATAAACATCAAATATTTGTTTTAGAATTCTTGTTGGTGAAAGTTTAGAAAGTGTTTGTGTATATGTAACACATTGAATCTGATCTGAATTAAAGTCATTTAATTGAGCTAAGAATGTCGTTCCTGTTGTGAGTCCTGAACCATTATAAATTAACGGATCTTCAACATAATAAATTTCAGATGTTTCACAATCAACCAATTCCTTAACTGCCGAACAAACAAAATAACCACTGTCAATTATAAACGTAACAGTATCAGCAGATGGTGTTACACCTGTTGTAGGGGTTGGTGTTGGTGTAGGGGTTGGTGTTGGTGTAGGGGTTGGTGTTACCTCAACAAAACTTATATCGGCAGTAAATGCTGAACAAAGGTCCGGAGTTGGAGTTGGTGTCGGAGTTGGAGTTGGTGTCGGAGTTGGTGTCGGAGTTGGTGTCGGAGTTGGTATTTCACATTCAAGTAAAACATCAAAATCTAATATACTACAAGGATCCGGTGTTGTGGTTGGCGGAGGTGTACATACACCTTCGTAATAAATTGTTGAGCTAAAGTCGGGACACACACTATTTGTAGGAAAAGATCCAAAGAAATATACAGTACCCCCTAATCCATCTCCTATACACCACTTTGTTGAGTCATAAAATATATAACCTACGTCAGTTCCTCCAGTCCAATATGGTTTTGCGTTGTAACTTCCAACTAAACTATATGTTCCATTGTATCCACTATATGAATTAATAGGTATATCCACACAAACCGATTCTTCACAACAAATCTCACAACTAGGGTGTGTACACCCAGAAACTATTGTTGCAGTACCAACTAAAGATGTTGTGGTTGTTGGTGTTCCAGCAAGAACTACAGTATAGCACCCATCAATAATTGTTGTATCACCCGTAATGTTGAATACGGTACCTGGCGCTGTTAACCCGGCCCAAGTGGTTGCACTATAAACTATTTGCGTATAACAACAACTACTTAATATAATATCCGCCATCTAAAAATTACTTTATTATATAAATAATCGAACATCTATTTTATTAAATTATTTTTATGTTTTATTTATATTTGACCTGTCACTCTATTCAACCAACCTTTATTTTTTGAGTGGAACCAGACGGTCCAATATTTAGGGGTTATATCTACGGGAAAATTTCTTTTGATATTTAAATTTTGATTTTTTAATATGATATTGATTTCGTTATTATCAGCATCTTTTCTAAATATTTCCCTATCTGTTTCATCATGAAATGTTACTGCCCAAAAATCATATTCATTTTCAGTAATATCTTCTTTTTTTAATTTAATTTCATATTCAAAAGTTTTTAAAAAACTTTTTTCCCAATCTAATTCATTTTTATATTCACTATTTGGTGGGTATTTTTTTTGCAATGTTTCAGGATGTACTAACCTTTTAGAAAATAATAAACCAGCATATTTTTCATAATCTCTTAATGATCTTTCTTTACCAAACCCATATACCCCCTGATCCATTAAATCATTACCATCCATACCGAATAATTTTCTATTCAAGTCATGTGCCCTATTATTTGATTTCCACCATTCTTTTTGATCATCCCAGTGTTTTGTTCTACCATTTCTTGTATACTCGTGCCATATTAAAACTTTATGTGGGTGGAATAAATCGTACCCGTGAGTAAATGCCCTTACGGCTATCGATATCTCTTCCCCGTGAAAATAAAAATCAGGGTTATGTTGAACTTCTTTTGAAAATTGACCTAACGTAAAACAGAAATGTGCCGAGTAAAATCTAGCAGGTACAGGTTCACTCAATGTTTCCCAATTTGGTATTATTTCGGGTAAAAAGAATACAGCACCTTCAGGTATAAACTTATCAAAAACCATACGCCAAGGAACCCTTACTCTACCGTTTGGATCGTTTTGAGGGTTGTATGATGAAACATAACCGGTCAATAATGGTTTTTTATAACCTTTTTTTTGAAGTTGTTTAATCATATTTATCATCTCTTCATCCCAATTTTTTTCAAATCTCATATGGGAATCAATCTGTAAAGTATACTCTTCACCATTATATAATTGTTGAACTTTATTTCTTGCCCAACAAACTCCTTTAGCATTTTCAAAAGATATGTTTATAATTCTAAAACGTTTATCATTTTCATATTCACTAAGGTCATCAAATTTATCATCTTTATTAAATTGTCTACAAATACCAAAAACTAAATTGTTTGGGTTTTTTGCGTTATCTATACATGATTTAATTGTTGGTACAAGTTCAGGGTCTCTGTAAGACGCTATTTGAACAAAAATTTTCATAATGAAAATGTAATTCTACTTAATTATAAATAAAGGTTAAGTACAAGGACATAAATCACCTATTTGTGTTATTATTCCACCAAAACCAGCAATTAGGTTTGGTGTTGTTGAGGATGAAAATGAAAATACGGTTGGGAAGTTAATCGTTGTGGTTGTGGTTACCCCGCTAGGACAACAAGGATCATATGAAAATGTAATTAAACCCGGGTGTCCCCATATTACTTTATATTCTTTACAAACACATGTTGCGGTTGTAGGTGGTAAACAATTTTGTACTTCGTCAAAAACACAACCATTAGAATCTATTATTCTTAGAAGTAGTACCTCCTCATTTGGAAAATAATATTCGCTATTTATAACAATATTTGGTGGTATAAACGTATTACCTGATATAAAAAAACATGACGTATTTGCGGTTGTACATAAAAAAATATCATATGGTGATTGTCCGCCAGTAACTCCTGAAATTTCTATTATCATATTTAATAAATATTAATTTACATAAAAATCAATCCATCACCACCTTCTGTTGATAATATAAACTCATCCTCAGTAAGTATAAAGAAAGTTTCAAGTGGGCAGTTTACAGTTTTAAATGTAAAACATCCATTACTATCAACAACTTTAATTAAAAAATTAGTGGCAGTACTATAAAACGTGGAAGCGGTGTATGTGCCAGCAGTATTACCTAAATATGAACAGTTCTCTCCATTTTCATCACATAAAAAAAATGTAAGTGGTGGTACTCCACCTGTAATTCCTGATATGGTAAAAACTTGTGTACTCATATAAAATAAGATGGGTCATGTTGCGTTGATAATCCTGTAGATCCTGTATAACTATAAATTAATATTTCAGAACCTAACGTGATGCCGGTGTATGATTGGGCATATATTTCAAAATCTCTAAAATCTGAGGTATTATTTAATTTAACAGAATAATAATATGTAAACTTATTATAATAATTCATATTATTAGGAACGGTAACTTCTGTAAATTTTGTATAATTAAAATTAAAAGTTTTTGCACTTAATGATGGTACTATTGTTGGTGTTGTTCCAGTGTAAACTATAGTTTCATTTAAATATTTTGGGTAAGCAACATTACCCCCTAAAGTTGTAGCACTAAAGGTTGTTACACCACTACACATAACTCTAAAAGCATAAAATGGATCAGTATATTTACTACCTGTTGAAGTTGTTCCAGTAAAATTATTTGTTGTACCGGTTGAACTGTCATTTATTGTGTTAACAATAAATGTCTGTACATTACCTGATACGTTACATAGTGGGTCATATGTTAAATTGTTTACAACTGTTGGCATTGTAAACCTTAAAGTATAATTTGGTCCCGTTGTACCAGTCGTAACCACAGTGGAAGGATGTATAAAAAATTCTAATAGTGTGGTACCATCACCACAATTAGTGGAACCGGTATTTGAGGGGATTGCCAATGCATAAAATCTGTAATACCTAACGTCTGCTGAATTAAATGGGGTTCCGCTCCATGGATCTAATGTTGTGAATGGGGGACATAAAAAACTTGAATTAGTACTAATATTTATATATGAATCATAATATGTATTAAAGTCATTTATACTACTAAACTCCATATCTATTATCCCTTGTGTGCTACCACTTACATATTTTTTATATGTAATGTCGTTGGTAGATGGTGTTGCGCAAACTAATGAATCAAGTTTTGGATAATTAAATGTAGCATCTATTGAATTTATAAATAAAAAAGGGCTTTGTTTAAAAATTAAACTTGGGGGGTTTTGATATGAACTGTTAGTGTTGTAACCAACCATTATATTATTATTGAGTTCATCATTAATTATATATTTTGTAAAATCATCAACATTAGTTGGGCACCCGCTAACATAAAATTGTATTTGATTGGTGTTACATAAACCAGTAGATGATACTATAGTAGAAGCTGATATTTTATATGGGTCATTATTCAATATACAACTATCTTGATCAAATGTATCCAAACACGTAAAATAAAAATCCCAATTTGTTTGGGTATTAGCTGAGTTTGGTATTACTTCTAACCTTATTGTGTCATTTATATTTTGTGTTATACCAGTTAAACAACTTACTTTTTTTATAAAAAATGTATCAAATAAAGTGTCGGCACTTTTGGGTACCTTATTCAAATTAAAATCATTACCTGACAAATCAGTACCAACAACAATATCTTCAAATAATAAAGGTTCAGAATAAACTGAACCGTAATATGTAAGTCTTAATCTATCAGGTACTGAAAATCCTCTAAATTTCCAAGCGAAATAATTTGTAGTACCAGTTAATAAAAAAGTACTCTCCAATGTTTGTGGTACCACCCCCGCTGCTGCACCTGAAAAACTAACTCTATGTTCATAATTTGGGTCATCACTTGTTCCATTATCACAAGTAAATGCGTCAACAGTGACGGTTGTTGAAGTAAAACACTCTAACTCGGCGGGTATAGTACCGGTACCTCCAGTTTGTGAAAAAGTCAACCCACTTATCTTAACTTTATCTATAACGGGTATGTAAGTTCCTGCTTGTGCAAATATAGCACTAGTACCTGTAAGTGGATGTGTAAAAGAATATGGTGTAAATTCAGAACCAAATCCTGATATATAAACAGGATTAGTAGTGTCTCCTGTTTCATACCAAAATATTCTATAATCGGTTATATTCGCCTGACAAGATCCCGTTAAATTACCGGCAACCAATCTACCAACACTAGTAGCACTATAAGTATTAAAATCTAAATCACATGTTACACATAAATTGTTGTCTTGTACAGGTAAATCGCAATAACAACCAGTACCTATATCGAAAATCCTTATTTGTGTTGTACCATCAGGGACATTATTAATATAATAAGGACATTCGTTTCCTGTAATTGCTGATAAATTTATATTAGTTGTAAATGCACTTGCAAAACTATCAACATCACTATAAAGATTAATTATTCCACCTAACGGTGTTGTTCCTGTATATGATAAACATGTTACTGCTGAAAATGGCATATTATAAATTATGGTTGGTTTATTTCAAATGTGTATCCAGACATATTGCAAATTACTGGTGTCGGAGTTGGTGTAACGGTTGGAGTTGGTGTTGGCGTAACGGTTGGTGTTGGAGTCGGTGTAACGTTTTCAGTACAAGTAACATCATAAATTATTTGTAACGATAAACTAAATGGTGCGTCAGCTAAAGGATCAAAGTCCCCACTACAGTTAGACTTTATTTCTAATGTGTTATTTAGTATATCAATAGTATATTCACCAACTTCTGTAATACCCGACAACATACTTTCTATCGCTGATTGCCATAAACTATCTTGTGGCACATCGTTTAGAGTGGTTGCAGTATAAAAACTTTGGGTAAATGCCGTTCCATTTATATTTATTTGAGCAATAAATTCAGCACTATTAAAACTACATCCGGTATACCCTGATGTAATGTCCATATAACCCTCGTTTAACATTTCATCAAACCCTCTTTGAGTCCCTGTTGTTGTTGTAAATTGATCTTTACAGATTGTAAAAATTTCATAACCAGTATAAAGTAACCCATTACATACAATTTGAAATGTTTGTGTAGATGAGCACCCATTGTTGTCAATTACTTGAACAGTGTATGTACCGGCACTCAATCCTTGTATTTGAAACCCCGATTGATCGTCAGGTATGTTATTTGACCAAAAATAACTATATGGTGGAGATCCTTGATATATTGTAACTAAAGCCTCTCCATTACTACCATTAGTACAATTTGTCTCTGTTACCGAAAATACAACTCCTTGAGTTGTTGCGATTGTTATTGTTTCAGAAACTGAGCAACCAGAATCGTCAACAACATTCAAAGTGTAGGTACCCGCATTAAGATTATAAAAAGTATTCGCAGAAAATGGGCTATTAATATTTGATTGACCGTCACTTAAAAAGTAATCTAAAGGTGCCGTATAACCAGAAGAAACATTAACTTGTATTTGTCCATTATATTGATTACAAGTTGCATTTGTAGTTGTTGCACTAATAGTAAACTTTTGCTCTGAATTTATTGTTAGTGTTGAATTATAAAAACAATTTGTACCTGATCCTGAAATCGCTAAAATATAATTATCGTTTGGTAAATTATTAAATGTGTGTGATTGATTTTGACTCGTACTTGTTAATATAGTGCCGCTTGATTGACCTGATAAAACGTAAGTATAAAATCCGTTTTGTCCTGCCAATTGCACATTAACACTACCATTTTGTTGATTGCAATTAGAGTTTGTAATTATAGTGTCTACGACCGTAAACCCATTTTGTGGTGTAACAAACCCATTTAAAACTATTTCACAAAAATTGGCATCTCTAACAGTAGTGATATAAGATCCACTACTCAAATTATTTATTACAATTGTATCGTCGAATGTGTATCCAACTTGTCCTGTGTTTGCTGAAAAATATAAAGGTCTAGAACCTCCTGTTATAGTATATGTTAATGAACCGTCTGAAGCAAAACATGATGGTTCAACAGATGTGACTAACCCAACACCCAATGGTTCTACCACACCGATTAATTCACTTTTTGTTGTTTGACAACCTAAACTATCAGTAACAGTACAAGTGTACGATCCTTGTGTTAATCCTGTAATTAATGATGTTGTTTCACCATTAGACCATAAATATGTGAAAGGACCTGTACCGGTTACTCCTGTGACCGCGAGCTTTCCTTTATCAACAACACAAGTCGATGTATCTACTTTCCAAAAACCAAAATCAACACCGACGCTAGGTATTATTACTACAGTACCAGTGTATGCAGAAACATTACCATAATTTACTACAGTTACATAGTAAGTTCCAGCACTTAAATTAGTGAACTGATATGGTAATGTAGCTGATGTTTCTACCCTAAGTAAATTTACAGTATCATACAAAAGAAAAGTATAAGGTGACGCCGAACTATCACAATTAACATAAAAAGAACCATTATCTAAACCACAAGTGGTTCCTGACGCACCATAAGCAAAAGTCCTAAAACAATCACTTACAATTACGTTAACGTATATGTCTTCATTAACCCCTCCTGACGAATCATTAATTCTATATGTGTATGTACCGGCACTTAAACCACTAAAAGTGAATGGACCAAACCCGGTTTGTGAACCTAAAGTTCCGGGAATAACATTATTAATGGTGTAAACAGGTTGTCCATTATAAACTTCAATGACTGTAGTTCCTGAACCGGCGTAACAAGTTCCTGTAACTGTAAAACTATAACCTAATGGTCCTCCATTACAATTTTCAGTACAAGTAATTGCCGAATATATGACAATACCTGAAGCACTGCCAGAAAACGCACTATCTATACAAACACTTTCACCAACTGATGCCCCTCTTTGTAATATTCCACAACAATCTGTGTATAAATAAACACCATTAGTTAAACCTGATATACAATACGCCATTTAAAAATTTACTTTATTATATAAATAATCAAAAATTCAATTTATTAAATTATTTTTTGATAGTATTTTATTTAGTCATTAACATGGTACGACGTTTATTACATACCCAGCACTGTCAATTTGTACAGCCCTTTTAGATTCAAAAATTAAATTTCCACTAATTGTTTGTTTATTTGGTTGGTTAGACCTAACAAAACAAACCCAATTATTATTTCCATTAACCGGCATATTTCCAGTGGCACCTGAAAAAACTCTTGATCCCACATTTATATTATTAGTATTTATCCTATAAATTGTTTCAGGTAAAAAATTATTACAAGAATCCCCACTTGTTGTAGCACTTATATTTAATAGTCCAATATGTGCTTCTGATGGTATTGGTCCTCCTGAGGTTGAAGTATTTCTATTAGCCCTAAATGCTGACGTACTTATTGGTGTACCTAAACTTGATGATATTATTCTGAATAAATGATTTATCTGACCAACGGTACTTGATGCTTGAGTTGTGTCTCCCGAAACACTTAATACAAATGATTTAGTTCCAGACGAATTAAGTGTCACGTTAAAAGTGGTGGTAACTCCGTGTGGATATATAACCGAATCTATAGCTGTTGTTACGTTCCAACCAAAAGTGTAAGGCATTTTCATTTCTATTGTTAATACATCATTTGGCGCACCAACAAGTGTAAAAGTATATGAATATGTTCTAGGTAAGGGCCAAACACCACCAAATTGGATTAATCCTGGTTGAGCGAATTTAGTTACATATGATCCAGGGACAGGTGTAGATGTTGGAGTTGGAGTTGGTGTTGGGGTAGGTGTTGGCGTGTTATCACAATTAATATCAATGTTAACCCCTATGTTTATATATAATGTCTTATTTGTAAAATCATCATAACATGTTGAATTACTAACAGTCAGGGTATTACCCGCCAAATAATAATTTAGCCCGTAATCATAAAGCCCAACTAACTTATCATTAATCGCGTTAATTATTTCAGATTGTGTTGGATATCCGTTAGGTCCGTACCCTGTATAAAAATTTTCTTGTATTAATATATCATTATCTAATCTACAATCAATAAACCAATTTGAAACAATACTATTTGTGTCACATTGTTGAGTAGTAACGCCCTGAGACTGTAAAAAGTTTTGTAATGTGGAGTTTAAAGCAACCGCACCTGTTGATGATGTTATATTACTTAAATTACAAGTTAGGGTTTGATCAATACAGTCATATGCAAATACTTGACCATTATATTCACAAGGTATACATTCAACAGGTATAAATACACAACCTCTCTGTCTCCTATATACAAACTTTTGTCTATGAAAAATTGAATTTTCGTATTTTGCACCTGTTAACCAAAGCGTAGTTGCAGGGACTACTTGTTCCAAAAGCCTTTGCCAATGATTTCCTAAACCTAAAGTATAATCAATCATTTTTTGATAAGTAAACTTATTTGATGGTATACCTACGGTTTCTTCAGATTGAAGGTATTTCCAATATATTGATTGTAATGCTGGATAACCTCCCGTTTTACCATCATTAATATATTGTCTATTTCTTACATTTATTAAATTATTAAAAAATGTTTGAGCAAATTCAAAAAACGTTTTTTCTTTTGGTTTTGGATTAACAAATGTCCAATCAATTGCTCCGGGATATGGGTATGGACTTGTTAATCCTGAATTTGGTATTGGGTAATTAAATTTAACAGACATATCCCAAACATCATATATCAAACCTTGTCCAACATTTACGTTTAATTCTATGTTTTTTGAGTTGATTACCAATCTGTCATCTTGTACGGTATAATTTACACCATTGAAGTTTACATCGTTTTTTCTAACTCCTGTTGAAGTTGACGGCCAAGACTTTTGGTTATCTGAAATCTTTGTTATTGTATAACCTTTATTTAAAAAAGGAAACTTTCTATATCTATCTAAAAATTCTTGTCCAAAACTATAAGGTTTTAGTTTTGTGATAACTAAAGGGTTGTTTTGATTAAGTTCTGAATTTTCTAAATCAACTTCTTGTGGTGATCTATGTTTTGGTGTTTGTTCAAACCATCCAGATCCTTTTTGAAAAAAATAATCACCAGTTGTTCTTGGTGTTTTAGGATAACCATTATCGTCTATTGGAAAGTCTGTTTCTCCAAATAAATTATTTTCTATTACTCCATCAGTTGTAAATCCAGTATATGTAACCCCTTGAATTGAAAAAACATTTGTTGGGTCTAATACTGGTGTTTCAACATAGACCGATCCAGCACTTATATTAACATACTCTTCTTTAAAGTCATCTACGTTAATTTTAGTGTCGGCCAAATAAACAATCTCATTAAATTCTGTTAATGCTTCAGGTGCCCCAATAAATCTCATTATATATTCTAAAGACTGTCTAGTTCCTTTTGTTTTGAACATGTAAGCAGAATTTAGTATTAAATTTCTATAATATTGATAATTAAGTTCTTGTGGTGTTGAATCTTGTGATTGGCCTTGATAACTGCTTTGATCGGGTACTTTAAAAAGTGAATTTAATAAGTCTTCATTATTGATAGGTGAGATGTTAGTATTCATCCCTAGTGTTTGAGCCAAATTAGTTAAAAGAACAGATGGTATATCGTTTTGAACTTTATAATTTACTGAATTCATATTGGCTAAAGCATCTATAAACTTTTTTACCTCATCAAAACTTCTACCATAAATTTGAAATACCTTCTCCATTCTTTGGTCAGAAGTATCAAATTCCTTTAACGATCCTGTTATAAGGAATCTAGAAATTAAGTTTGTTTTAAATTCATCTAAATTTTCACAAACTAAATTAAGTGAATCCAAATACGTTTCAAAGTTTGATGATATAATATCTAAATTCCATAAACCATCTAATGTCCAAGTTATTTTTCTTATTTTTGTAACATAAGCTCCGTCATCAGAATATTCTGGATAACTAAAAGATGCGGTATATTTAGGGAATGTTTCGGTATTTAATAAAAATTTTTCAACCTCATCGAAATCATTTTTTAAAATTTCTTGGGTTTTCATTTTATTTGGTTTAATAATAACAGTTTCTGTACTATCGTTTTGTCCGGAAAATGGATTTCCTTTAACTACCATAAAAATATAACCACTTCCAACTTTATCTGTTGGTTCTAATTCAAGTATTTGAAATTCATTATCTACGTTTCCGACACATAAAGAGTAATTTGTAAATTCGTTAGTTAAGTCCCTATACTTAGAAACTTTCATCGGTCTAACTTCAATATTTCTCACAGAATTAATACTATAATCAATTTCAAAAGGGTTTCTTGCAAATGCTGCGTTTACTTCTAATTCTGTCTCATCTTCTATAGGGTCATAGACAATGTTTGTTACGGTAAGACCTGTTGTTAAGTTTGTTGTTGCACTATAAACTTCTAATGCTGCAGGAAAATAGTTAATTATTTTTGTTACTGATGTTGATATTCTTTTTTGTAATGAACCGTATAAAGTAAAACTTGTTACTTGCGATATATCGAAATTAGGATAAACTTTAAAGTTTTTTTGTATTAACTTTTTGGTCTCAGCAACGTCTGTAATCTCTAAATTTTCTAAATTGTATTTTTTAGAGAATATCCCTTGATCAAATTTTCTATTAACCTTTTCGTATATGCCTCTAGTAAATTCAAAAGTACCTAAAGTTAACCCACCGCCTGTTGTTTGTTGTATACCAACAATACTATCAAATGGTGTGTCGTTACCTACAGGAGGTGCCGGTGGATATTGAAATTTCTTTTTAGCCATTAACTAATAATATTTGTAAAGTTTTTACTAAAATCAATGTTACTTCCTCTATCTTGTCTAACCTCATAAAGTAGTTCATTGAAATTATCCCTAATTTCAAATAAGTTGTATTGTTTATAGATGTTACCTGAAGTGTCGTACATAGTGTAGATACCATCTTCCATAGATTTAGTTTGATTACCGTAAAGAGCAATTGCTAATGTATCTATATCGTGTTCAGCCATTTGAATATCAATTGTAATTGGGTTGAAAAAGGTATTTGTAATAATAATATTCTGGTTAGGTTGACCAATAAAAGGTGTTGCTGTTGGTTTGTTTGTTGGTGCAGATGTAGGTGAAAGAGTTAAGAATAATAAATCTGTCGGAGTATCTACGTATCGGTATCGTATTGCCTTTTGTGAAGTATTTGTTTGATCGCTAATTACAGGTTCACAGTAAAAAGATGATGTTACAATTCTATAAAAATTAGTAATTTTTGTTCCATTATCATTAAGATATTCAACTCTAAACCCAACTAACCCTTGATTAACGAATTTATTTCTAAACTGGCTAGGTACTTGGTTTATATCAACAATAAGTCCTTTTACATTTGGTAGTGCGGATAAAACCCCACAATCTAAAATTGTTGTTCTTATCTCTGCGGGTCTTATCATTAAAGTGTAAATACCCTTTCTTGTAAATTCAGTGACAGGTAGTTTTAAATTGTATAATCCACCAAGAATTTCTAAATCCGCATTACCACCTGTGTTTGCATTATGAAAATATGGTGTTAATATATTTGAAGCATTTAATTTTTTTAATGTAAAGTTGTTTGTAACATCTCTAGATTCCGTATAATGTAAATATATATCAACATCTTCTGGTGATACATCTGCGGGTCTTACAATACCATATGTTCCAAGTGCCATTTTTTATTTTATAAATAGTTTATGTGCTTTTTTTAAGCAGTATTAATTTTATAATAGTTGTAACCATACCTTGTTAAGTCACCAATATTATCAACTTCTCCTAATCTTTGTAGTGGTTCAAATGCCGAATATTTACCTCTTTCTATATAAACATTTGATTGTACTTCAGGATCCATAACAAAATCTAAAAGTCTCTCATTTTTTGTAATAGCCGATAATGTAATATTATCCTGAGTAAACCCTGAACTAAATACAAAAAATAAAGTTTTTCCATCAGGAAAATCATAATACTTAATTCCATTAATTGTGTATTCTGTAAAATCAGGATTTATGTCATCGACTTGTCCAAATACTTGATTATTTTTTATAAACTGATAACCAATTGAATACTTAGTCGGTCCGTATCTTTTTAAATCAGTAAGTTTAGATGTTGTATAACCACTAACCACAAAAGGAACATTTGTATATGTACTTGAAACCTGAGCTGGGTAATTATTTTGTGAATCACCTGTAAAGTTAAAGTTATAGGTTGTAGGTATTCCTGACCAATTCCCTGTTTGTGGTGTAAATGTTACGGTACCTTGTAAATTAGAAATAGTCGCACTATTATATGGTAAAAATATTTCTTTTTGTATTACAGTAGTACCCCAAGTATTAATACCTGAAAATGAAATTGTATAACTATCAGGTGAATTTATATAGCTATGTAATAGTGGTTGATTTGATATTTGTTGTGTTGGGGAACCATCACCCCAATTAACAAAAAATTTAGAAAAAGAAAGGAACGAAACCGTTAAATCTCCTGACGTATTGTAAACATAAACGTCATATGGTGAATTTGTGTCGGCACTATATAAAAAGTTAGTTAATGTATCTTTTTGTAATAAATCACCATCAAACTCCGTATAAACACCTAAATCATTTATTGTTTGAGTAAAAAATATAGGTATAGTTAAACCCGTAAGTAGTGATTGACCATTTGTACCCCCACTTAAAACATAAGACATACCTGAAAAAATACCAAATATGTTAGTACCGTGGTCACTATTATATGTTTCTGTAAAAATATCACTTTTTAAATTTTCAGGTGATATTACAATACTATATCTTATTTCATCCATTATGGGTTAACATATTCATACCATTTTATGGGGTTAGCCGAGTCACCAACTCTAACAAGAGATGGTGGTTGATTCAATTGTGGTTGTTCTTTATATATTCCATACTCGTAATTACTGTAGTCTAAAATAACTTTATAATAAAAGTATTGGCTTTTGTCGAAATTAAATTTATCGTTTCCGTTGAATGTCGATTGTGGTTCATTCATAAATCTTATGAATTGACCTGTTTTACCATTAAAGAATTTTGCTGTCATATAAAATTCAGAAATGTCAATGTAGTCTCTTTCTTTTAACCAATATATAAAAAAACCTTCTTTATCAGCACCAATATAATCTAAAACAAACGATGGTTTATTTACTTGAACATTAGTAAACCCGATGGTTCCTTGTTTTTTTAAACCTTGTTGTGTAGGTATTACTATACTTATAAATGCTCTTTGATTTTCGTTTGTTTTTGTGTCGTACAAATCTAATTTGAAAAAACTATTTTTAAACGAATTTGCAAAATAATATATCTCATTATCAAAAAACCCAGTATTATTATAATTGTCTGACCAAGCAGTAGATGGGGCACTTAGTATCGTGTTAGACGGATCAAAAAAAGAAAAGATATAATTAATATCCGTACTATTAGGTTGTAATGGGTAAGTTGAATTTGCAAACTTTGTTGTTTCAAAGTCGTTAATCCCATTTATTAAATCTTTTAAAACTTCATTTTCAAACTCAACAATACCTTCTTCCCTTCCTAAATTATCAAAAGTAATATTAACAGGGATATTAAAGGCCCTGTCGTTTGGTGAAACCGCATATCTAAAATAATTATTATTCACAATCGTCATTTGTTATTCTGTTTATTAGATTCGCCTGAACATTATTATCTCTTTGTATTGGGTATTGTAAAAATAAAATGTCTTTAAATGGGTAATGGGCTCCATTTAAAAATGGGTAATCAACTCCAATTCCGTCATTATCAATAAAACCATAAGTATATAAATCTCTCCAATACCACGTATCTTCAAATTCACTGAACCAAGCATAACCAGGTACATTGTCTGTATATTCTTTTGACCCAAATTCTAAATAATCACTAAAAGTTCTTATTTGTATTGGTGTGTGTGGTTCATAAAGATATCCTGAAGGTAGATTAGGTGTTGAGTTATCTGAGAAATATAAATCATTAAATGAATATTTATGATACATTTTAGATAAAACATATTCTTTCTGCTCTAAATAATTAAATTCACAGAAATCCCCTTTCACCACATCACCTACATTTAAGTGTTCGTTATAATAAAAAGTTTGTCCGTTTGTATTATAAGAACCAACAGGTATATTATCTTTATTTACTGCTGAGTTTTTATCCCACCAGTTATCAATACTATTTTTTAAGAAATTAAAACCCCAACCAACCTCTAAACCTGTTAATTGTGTGTTTTGATTAAAAAAAGGTTTATTAAACCAACCCATATAACCTCTTTGTACCGCAGTAACAAATAATTCAGTAATAGGTTTTCCATTATTGTCGACTAATCCGGCAATAGAAACATCGGTATCAAATGTAAATGAGTAAGTTTGTGTACCATCTTTTACTGATAATCTTTCTGTTTGGTTTGGGGTTATCTCTGCATACTCAACTTTTTTCTTGACAAAAAATGGGTTATTTTCAAAACCAGCTCTTGATATATTACACTCATTTGGTGTTTTTATTATTTTATGAAGTCTTACATAATAAATTGATTTAGTCTCCCCCGAATTTATTATGTTTGAAATTCGTTTTAATGTTCCGTATGTTCCTGTTTGAACATCGTTTGGGTTAAATTTTAAATCATAAATTGTAAATACATTTTCTTCTGAATTATATGCTCCATCACCTAAAGAATATACCGTGAATACTGTTTGATTATTAATTGGTACTGATAATTCTATTGATTCTCCAACATTTAAATTGTGTTTTGTACCACAATAAAAATAAATTAAACTTTTACCATTAAGGGTGCCTGTTGTTAATACATATGGTACACCATCACCACAAACAAAGTTACTATTTGTGACGTTAAACTGTTCATTAGTGTATGACATAGTCTGTGCGGTAGTACTTGAAAACGCATAAGTAATATAAAATGACCAATTATATGAAGAGGCGCTTTTATTTACAAATGGTATGTGACCAGGTATTCCTTCATTTCTACTTATCGTAAATTCATTAAATTGTGGGTACCCCTCCCAAGCATACGATGGGTTAGATAATGATGAAATCGCATTATTAATCGGGTTAGTGTAATATAAATTATTTTTATAAGGTGAATATGATGTTTTACCCGAAACTTCATTATTTATTACATTAACAATTTTTCCAGCAATTCTAAATTTATCACTAGCCTGTCTTTCATTATCAAATATGACTTGTTGATCCACAAGTATAGTTCTATCACCTTCAACATATTCTCTATTACTACCAAATAGTGGTGGTTGTACCCATACACCTTGGTTGTTATTAGACGCGTATCTAAGAGAACCTAATACTATTCTTATTTCACTCGGATTAGACATCTTGATTTAATATGTATCTTGTGATATATCTGTTTATTGCACTTTTTCCTTTTCTTAAACCAAAGTAAAAATGGTAAGGAGCTCCTACAACATTTTTATCCATGAAGGCCGAAGACCAAGTAGAAAGTGTATCTCCGTTAGAATCTGAATTATAAATGTAACCTAACTGACCTGTGTTAGTTGTGTTAAAATAAGGTGAAACACCTGGTGGTGTTTGTGTTGTAAAATTAAATGATTGATATTTTTGTGAGTAATAAGGTGCTGCAGTGTACCAATCATTTAGTTCAGAACCGAATATTGATGTTTGTGTTGCCCATTTCCATTTATAAACAGGAACTTCTTGAGATTTAGGGAAACCGTAATAAAAGTTTAATGATGGTGAAATAGAAAAGGTTACAGTTCCCGGACTTATTAACTTTCGATTTACAGTGTCAGATGAAAAGAAAATACCTACAGTTGCAGGTCCGTTAACATTTACATATAAGTCTTGGTCATCATAATTATCATCACCAAATGGTTGTACACCGTATTCTGAATTTATACTAAATAACTGTGTGATATCTCCGTCTAACCTATCTTCAGTTCTTGAAAACATTTTATTAATTGACGCGTCACCGGCATTAAATAACGCCCCTAACCAGTTACTATTCATTAATCTAGAAACAATTGCTAATTGTAAAATGTCGGCAGTTTCATTAAATGATGTTGATTTTATTGTATCGACAATATAACCTTGAAATGAACTATTATTACATATTTCTTTTAAAAATTCGTCTCTTGGTCCCATATCCATAATTGTTGTTGGAAAAAATAAATTTCTGTCGTTTAACCCCCCAAATTCAGCATTCACATTAGTATATGTGTTAGGGTTACTATATGTTGATTTCTGTGGTACTTGTCCAACAAAGTTGTTACCATCGTAAGGTGATGATCTATAAAAAAATGAATTAGTTGTTGTTTCGGTGTAATATACAGGTCCTTGACCTTCTCTATAGATGTTATCTAAAGTACCGCAAAACTTATATTTTTTTGGTTGTCCAGTAATACTAAATATTGTTTGTTTTTTAAATGAAAACATATAAAGAGTACCATTGACCCAATTATTTTGAAACACATGTGAAAAAATACCTCTACACGCGCCAAACATAAATCTGAACCTAGTTTTCCACTCCAAAAAGTTTTGGATATCTTTTCCAACATTTATAACATATGGTTTTTTAATTAACTGGTAGCAACCATTTTTAACTCTAACCGGATCTTCATTTTTATCACATGGATCTAAAACTGTTATTGTTGGGTCTCCGTTACTATCGGTTGTACTATTGTAACATCTTAAAGGAACCATAGATTCACAACTAAAAGAATCTAATACTGCATCGGAAAAACTAGGAGCGTCGCCAGAAAAGTCAGCAGAATTATTTGACGTGTCTGTTGCGGTATTTCCTTCAGGTGGATTTGAAGATGAGGACGAATCGTCTAAAATATATGCAGCAAAACTATCATTCATATGTAAGGATAATGAGTTATTACCGTATGTTTGTATTTTATCTGATGTTGGTAACCTATCTGACCGTAAAATTAATTTTGGGTTTGTCGATGTTATTGTGACTGAAAGTGATGACGAATATGTTGGTGCGTAAACTCTACCATTATATGAACTGAACGGCCCATTTATTGATCCCGCATTATTAGAACACCCAATAAATGAACCCCCTTCAACATTGTTTTGGTAGGTGGATCCTTCAAAATAAAGACTATTGTTACCATTTTCAGAAACCGCAGCAGTACCAAAATAAAAACTTAAAGGTTGTCCACCAGCAGGTACAAATAATGATTTAGATTTATCTAAAGATGAGTAATATCTTATTACAGGAGATGTCACTGAAGAAAAACTTGTAGTATCAACATTAAAGTTAAATGGGTTATAATATATTTTAGAATTTAAATTGTTTGTGTGGTCTTCAGGAGATTTAAAGTCGTGATACCAAGAACCACCATTTGTTGTGTTTGGTTGTATTGGTACATTTAAAAAATAACTACCTTCAATTATTGGTCCACTACCAAAAGAAGAATGACCAAATAGTTTTGATAAATCATATTTAATATTTTGTTTTTCAGTGTAAGGATCAACACCTCTTACTAAAAATAAAATTTCAAATTTTGGCCATATATCTGTTCCAGTTGATTTTAAATTATTAATTGACAACAAAATAGGATTTCCTCCGGTGGATGGTTGGTAGTAGGTTCTTTGAACTTTATTAATAAAATATTTATACAACAATCCATTAGTGTTTGAAGTAATCATACCGTTAACATCTCCTGCGGTCATACCAGTTACAACTTGAAAATATTCGTTACCAGCTTTATATTTATACTCTCTTTCATTTGTACTTGCAGTTAAATAAAGAGTATATGGAACTGTATTTCCATTAGTATTTATATATTGTGAATTAACTGTTACTGCGGTTTGGGTTGTTCCTGTTATTGAGTTATTCCCAAATTGATTTTCTATTGCTCCGTTCAAATTATTATCGGAAATATTATTAGGGTCAACAAAACTTAATAAAGAACCTGTAGTATATTGATTTATGGTACCAGGATCACAAAGTAATATCAACATATTATCTTCAAATGGAATTGAGGGTGTGTTTCCATTATTAACTGTTGTTTTAATAACGTTAGTTCCGTCAAAGTATCTAGCCCTTACATTGGCTAAATTTAATGATTGTGAATATGTTACATCTCTAGCAGGTAAAAATATATTACTAGAATTATTAGAAAAAATATAAGTCACAGGAGCTCCAAATTCTGGACTCGTTGGGTACCCAGCAATTGAATATCGATATCCATTTAAATCGGCTTGATATTTAGATTGTCTTGTTGCTTCATTACCTTGATAATCATCAGGGTTTAATTGTGAAGGTTGTGCACCATTTATTGGACCTGAAAGTGCTCCCCATGTTGGCCCACTGTTAGTGTCAGCCAAAAATGAACCGTTAGACCTATTATTAACCGTGTATGAACCAATTGTTGATTGTGAGTTACTTCCTTGGTTAGAAATTAAACTACCTTTTATATCAGGTGTATCTAAATCTGGACTATCACATGGACATGATTCACAGTCAGGATAAGACATCATTGGTAAATTAATACCTTTAAATTTAAATCCAACAATATCTTTAAACTTAACAATAACTAAAATTGTGTACCCTATAGTTAAAAGTCCCATCAATATCGCCTTTGCAAATGACCAAGCAATAAAACCAGGTGCTGGGGCAATAGTACCCAAAGCGGTTATCGCATCCTGAAAGTAACCATAAGTTAGAAAACCAAATAATACCGGAACTACAACAATTAAAAAGAATTTTAATATCGGTAGTAAAAATGCTAAAATGTGTACTACAGGTATTAATACTATGAATACAGGTGTAAATATGGTTATCATTAAATTGAATAGGAAAAATATAAAATCAAAATTTTTCACACCATCATTTACAGGAAACCTATTATTTGTGGTTGTACATGCCCTATCTGTTATTTCTTTAATACCTAAATGTCTACTTCTATTTTTACCCCATTTCCATCTATCTATAAAATTTGCAATAGTATATACCTTATTATATGTAAATTCATAAAAAGAATCCTCACAATTTATTGCCGCTTGTGGGTCTGCATAATCATTCCAATCTAAACTAAACGCATAAGATTTTAATTGCTGTACTTGGTTAACTGAAGAAAAAACACCAGCACTTGTCCAACCATATTCTCTGATGTTTGGTACCAAATAATCGGCTCTTAAAATATCATTATTAATTCCGTCTTCATTTTGGTATTGTATTCTAAATCTATACTTACCTTTTGTTGGTATACCGACACTTGGGTCATTAGATATTACTTGATTTCCGAACTCATCAGTAACAACATAATCTAAATTCATTGGTACTTCTACTAACCATGTTCCGTCATCATCAATCACATTTCCACCTTCAGGTAGTGAGAATCTTTCAAGTATTGGTCTTCCTGTTGTGTCATAGTTAATAGTTTGTCTTAATGCTAAAATTTTACCTGATGAGGTTGTCATGTCACAAAGGTTACCTGTATTCTTTTTAGGTTTACAATTAGCCTTTAAAAAGTCTTCTTCTGTTGAAGATACGACGGACCCCATGAATATTGCTTGTGGTTTGATTTCGATACCTAAATCTCTTAAATCGAAATCAACTCTTGTGATACCTATATCACATATTTCTTGTTCACCCCAAAAAGATGAAACATTAATATCTTTTTTTTGATTAACTATTTGTGGTAACGAATCTAAGTCTGTCGACGATTTAAATCTATTGCCGTTAAATTGACCTGGAGCACCTCTACCTAATCTAATCAAATCTGCAGGACCTAATGAAAAACAACCAATGTTTGATAAATCTAAGTCCATCATGATTGTCTGAATACCTAATGGTACTCCTATAATCATAAAGTCACCACTTTCGTTTGTTTTTACAGTGTACTTATAATATTTTTCATAAACCTCAAGAACTTCTTTTCTTGTTAAAACGTCTTCTCTATCTGGAAAAGTACCTGTCGGTGTATGTCCTTGATATTCTTGTACATATGGTAATAGATTATATCTATAACCATCTTCATTTTTTTGTTCAATACGTTTGTATGGATATAATGTTGAAATTACAGGATCCGTTTCGTCTTCCGCAGATAATGGAACAAATATCGATACATTAGCATTAGGTATACCATAACCTCCGTTTGTAATAACTCTACCAACAACAACTCCGTAGTCGGCACAAAACCTTGTATAAACGTCGTCTTGTCTAAGTTTTAAAGAAAGTATTTCTAAAAAATCGAAATCCTGGTTAATATTGATTCTTATATTTTTATCATCACCAGGTGTTGTTCTTATTCTATATGTTTTAGTCATTATTTCTTTTAAAATAAATAGTTAATTTAGTCTTTTTACAAAACTAAACCTCAATTAATATAAAATAAAGGGATTTAAGAAAAGTCGGTATTTTGAAGTTGTTTAACCCTAATGTTAATATCTCTACTATCAAATCTTATCTGATATATTTGATCAGGTTCAGCAAAAATAGTGTCGTCCACTAATTCTATTTCTTTTGTTTCTTTATCTGAATATCTTTGTGAAGTTTCTGATGATGAATATAAACCACCGACTCTATTATAAACTTTTAAATCTGCTAGTGTAACAACACCTGCAGTATTTTGAATTAACTTTCTAATGTCAGATACGTTAACATTTTGACCTAAATCTCTATTACCTGGTTTCATATAGGTTGATATTTGATCAATAACATCAGTAATTATTTCACTTTGTGAGGTATTGTTTTCAATTACTATGGATATTTCAAATTCTAAATCAACTACTTTTGCAATATCAATAGATATATAATCATTAACCATTCTGTATTTAGAAAGGTACGTAGCTAAATTTGATTTTAAACTATCAGGAACCACTTGTGTTAAATTTCCGTCAGCATCATATGAAAGTATTTGAACTGTAACTTTATTATTATTTTCAGTTATAGCAACTTTAGCTGGTGCACCAAACTTACCCGGCATTGTATCAATTAAAGATTTATAATCATTTACCGTTACCGCTCTTTTTTGTGCTGCAAAATTAAATGAAACCATGTTCCTAACTTCTTCAGTTGTTGGTGGGTTGGCTCCTCCAACTGCTGCTGTAACATTATTAACTTTTAATGACTTAACTACGTTAGTGTTTACATTATCTGAAGGCCCATTAACAGCAAAGTTTACAGTACCTATTTGATTTATAACCCCAACGCCGACGTTAGCGACCGTACCACCACCAACTCTATATTGTACAAAAATCGTTGTGTTTGGTGTGACTGTTAATCCTAAACCTATGTTGTTTTGATATTTTTGTATATTCAATGGTGTTCCGTTTCTTGCAAATTGTTGTAATTGTTGGTTTGGTGTTGTTGTCCCTCCACCAAATTGGATTTTCATATAACCTTCAGGTGTATATTCAGTAATAAATCTATTATCTGTTTTAAGATATTTCCCAACTTTAACACCAGCCTTGTCTATTGGTTTGGTCGGGTCTTCAATAAATACAGTATCTTCGGCCAATGCGTCTACCTCATACCATTTATTTTGGGATGTAATAAATTCTGTGGAGTTTGGTGTTGATTGGTATTCGGTACCGTCTTTTTGTATTATTGCGGTAACACCTAATACATTTTTTTCAGGTAAAAAGAAATTAAAAAATGGTACAACGTCCTGTGTGTTTATGACTCTTTTAAAAACTTTAGTTACACCATTAACAACAACCTCTCTCTTAGTAATTGTGTAATTTATAATGTTATTATTAGTATCAAAGTTTGGTATTTTTGTTCTATTTACAACTCCCTCGTTATTATATTGCGTAGAAAAATCTACATCATATACAGTTTCAAAAGTTGCACCTCCACCATTAAATTGTGATCCTGCCCTTAACAGTCCTAAATATCTAGTATCTTCACTATCACCTAATGCAGGGACAATAATTGAAATGTCCGCCAATGCAACTGAAGGTCTGAAACCGGGAACTTTCAACCCATATGTTCTTGCAATATTATAAATAGAAGACCTTTGTTGTGCATACTGTAAGACAGTTTCTTGTATACTCCTATCAATATGGTAGTGTAAGTTATCACCTATTGCTGCATTTAAATCCATTAAAACTGAAAATATAGATGCGTCATTAAAGTTTTGTATTACCTCCGGATAATACTGTTGGGTATAATTAATTAGATCTTGTCTTAAACTTTCGAAGTCTCTACTAGTATAATTTATCTTATTTGTTGCCATATTATATATTAATTATTATAAACTCCCTTGAGCCAAAAGCATTATTATTATTAACGTAATCAATTCTTAGTTTAGCGGTATACTCTTGTGTGTTTGCACCAGGTACTCTAAAAATGTCTTCATTTGCGTAACTTGGTTGTTGACCAAAACCATCAGAAGGTAATATTGTTGTTATACTACCTCTATTATAGGATACATTAAAAGTATTATCTATTTCTTGTGAATCTTCATTTTCTATTTCCGATTCTAAATAAGGTGTAACAGTTATGTCATTTATAATAAGATTAGGTATATACTTCTCGACCTGCTCTTGTATTTCTGATTTTATACCTTCAAATGTTTCTCCATCCAATGGATCAAAAATAAACTCATATATTCTTGTACCAAAATCAGGTAAAAAAAACCTAGTACCTTTTCTAGTTAGTATCAAATGTAATAAACTTGATCTTATTTCTTCGTCAGTTGTTTGAGAAAGAGAAACATAATATCCTTGCGGACTAACCCCAAAGGGAAAATTAACACCATAAGTAATACCATCTGCCATATCTAATAAATATAATGTGGTATAATTTTATATAAATAAAAAAAATCACTGATTGCTCAGTGATTTTTCTTGTAGGTTTGTATTTCCTCTTTCGTGTCTTGGTTCGTATGGACAATGTAAACATCCGTTACCACAACATCTACCTCGTCTTTTGTGATACTCTTCTGTCATTACCATTCTACCTTGACTATCATAA